GACCCGTGGGAACGCAAGGTAGCGAAGGTGCGCCGCGCGGTGGCGCGCCTGAGCGACCGCGGCGAGGCGTTGACGCGGTCAAACCTCATGCGGTCGGCCAACCTCGGCGCCGACGGCGTGCAAGACGTGCTGATCTTCTGGAAGGAGAGCGGGCAAGAGGAGCGGTACGGCACGGCTGGCTTGCTCAAGGTGAAGACGAAGGCGCCGGCCGGGGCGAGGGACGGTGAGGGATGAGCGCCACGATGTCGCCCGATCAACGGCGGGCATACGATGGGATCTTGGCGTGGTCGATCGACAAGGGCAGCGACGAAGACGCCACGCTTGCGGGCTATGCCGGGTGTGGAAAGACGTTCACGCTTGCGCAAGTGGCGCAGGAGTGGCGGCGACGCGGCGTGCGCGTGGCGTGGGTGGCACCGACCGGAAAGGCGGCGCTCGTGCTACGCGACACGCTGGCGCGCTACGGCGTCGACGCCGAAGTGTCGACGATCCATCGGGCATTTCTTCATCCGGTCAAGGACGATGAAGGCAAGTTGCGATGGAGGCAAAAGGTTGACGCGGATGTGCCCGATGTCGTCGTCGTCGACGAGGCGTCGATGCTCACAGAAGACGTCTGGTTGCTCGTCAAGGCGCGCGCGGCCGGCGCAAAGTTTCTTTACGTTGGGGACCATTTCCAGCTTCCCGCAATCGGCAGAAGCGCGGGCGTCATGGCGCATCCGACGTGGAAGCTTGAGACAATTCACCGTCAAGAAGAAGAAAGCCCGATCCTGCGCTTTGCGTCGCTTGTCCGCACCGACTCAATCGGCGCGGCGCTGTCCTACGCCATGAGTCTCGGTGGCGAACCAGAAAGCTCGGCGCCGCTGGTTTGCCTTCGCGGCGGGCAGATGCATGCCAAAGGGTCCGAAGCGGCCGTGCGCTGGACCTACGGCGACGGCGACGGGATGATCATAGTCGGGACGAATCGGCAGCGCGTGCACATCAACCGGCTTGCGCGGCGCGTATTGCGGGCCAGCGGGCGCGATGACGTCATGCCCGAAGCGGGCGACGTGATGATGGTTTTGATGAACAGCCCGAAGCATGGCGTGGTCAACGGCGAGCTTGTGCGCGTGGATCGGTTTCGCGACTTCGATCCTGGTCACGTTTGCGTGGTTAGCTATGCACGAACACCGCTGGCGCTCGTCGACGAAACCGACAAAGCGGTGCTCGACAACTACAGAGATCAGATCATCGAAGACGACCGCATGGCCATGCGGCTACGCGCGGCGGGCACGCCGCCTGGATGGGATGACTGCAAGAAGCGCGACGACCTGATCATGACCTACGGGTGGGCGCTGACGTGCCACAAGTCGCAGGGATCACAGGCCCGGCGGGTGCTCGTCGACCATGACCGCATTATCGGCAAGACCGACGAGGAGCAGCGACGGTGGCTCTACACCGCAGCGACGCGGGCGCAGGCTTGTCTGCGCCTTGTGCGCGGCCTGCGGGCGTGGTAGAATGCTCGCCATGTGTCCCCTCCTCATGCCTAAGACTGTTGTCAAGGGCGAAGATTGTCGGCGGTCCTCACCCCAGTAGGGGGTGCGGCAAAAAACCGCCTTCATCTTCATATGGGGGGTACATGTTGGTGGCGGGGTATAACCCCCACTATGAATATGAAGAATTTTCTTCTTGGATATATCCGAGAGGGTAGGTCTTTTTTTCAACCTGAGATCAAGTAGAAAAGACGCCCTCTTGCCCGGCCTGCGCGCCCTCGGGCGCAGCTTGCCGGCCACGCTGTGCAGCCCGTGGCGCATTCTGGCGTGCGCTGGCCTGCGGGACGGGCAAGCGGGCAGGTGGGCGGCTGGCGGGGCCTGCGGGGCGGCTGGCGCGCCCTCCCGGTGATCCCTGGTCACGCCCGCGTGCCTTGCGTGATCTGCAAGGCAAAACGTTTTGCTTTAGCGCCTGATCTGCTCTTTCGTGGCTTTGCATAGACGCGCGGCGCACTGGAAGCAGGCACCATGGCTCTGGTGCTCAACGCCGCAGCGAAGGTGCGAGCGGAAGCGGAAGCAGCGCACGAAGCAAGCTTGACGAGCGAAAACGAGCTGCGCGCTGCGGCACTTGAAGTTCGCAGGCTCACAAGGGTCTGACTTGCGCGCTACGCAGCGCCGCGCTACACCTCGACGGCAAGCGCGGTTCACGGATGGCGGCGGGGGCATGGTGCCCCCGTCGTCGTTTGTGGTAGGCTGGTTTTCAGGTCAACGAAAAACAAGGAACGTGCCAGCGTGGCTTTCGTCAAAGGCAAATCCGGCAATCCCGGCGGTCGGCCGAAGCTTCCGGCTGGCGTGATGACGCGCGCCGAAGCCCTCGCGGCGTTCGCCTCGCTTGTGCCCGACGCGTTCGAGGCGCTGCGGGGGTGCCTGAAAAGCGACGACGAGAAGGTGCGCCTTCGGGCCGCCGAGCTTGTCCTTGAGCGTCACTTGGGCAAGGTCGCCGAGGCGCAGCCGGTGCAGGATGACGCGGGCAAGGTCGACACGGTTGATTTTGTGCCGGCGGTCGTGACGACGACGGCGGCGGAATGAGGCAGCCTGTCGAAGACGGGATCGGGACCATCGTGCGCGGCGACGTGGTCGTGCTCGTGCTCGGGTCGACGCGCACCGAGATGAGCGCCGATGCCGCGCGCGCGGTGGCGACGCTGCTGCTGACGAGCGCGGACCTCGCCGAGGGGCACGAGGCCAGCGAGGTCGACGCAGACGAGCCGACGACCTACGACCGAGGCGATGCGTGACTGCCCGTGGCGTCGCGCAATTCGGTCAGCGGCACCTCGAGGTGCTGGCCGACCGAGGGCCGGGCATCCGCGTGGTGTCGGGCGGGTATGGATCGGGCAAGACCAGCCTGGGCGTGGCGTTTTTGCTTGACTTGGGGTTGCGCGAGGGCCACGCGGGCCCGATCCTCGGGTGTGAGCCGACCTATCCGATGGTCCGCGACGTGATGGAACGGTCGATCGCGGAGAACCTTGACCGCTGGGGCGTTCCCTATCGGCACTGGAAGCAGGCCCACATTTTCGAGGTGGGCAGGGCGCGCAAGTTTGAGGTGTGGTGCCGCAGCCTCGACAGGCCGCGCTCGACGGAAGGGATCAACGCCGTCGGGGCGTGGATCGACGAATGGGAGCTTTGCGACGTCGAGGCGCTTGTACCCGCCATGCAGCGCGTGCGCGTAGGTGGCGCACTGGAGACGCTGCTCACCGGCACGCCCGAGGGCTACGGCCCGGCGTACGAGCTCGTGCTGGCGAAGCCGGCGCCGACGACGCGGGCGTACATCATCCGCACGCGCGACAACCCGTTCCTGCCGCCGTCGTACATCGACGACAGCCGCGCGCGCTTGGGCACCGACGAGGCCATCGCCGAAAAACTGGAAGGCCAGCGCACCGCGCGTGGTGGGCGGGTCTATGCCCGGTTCGCCCGGCAGACGCACGCCGTCGCGCCCGCGGTGGTCAAGCCTGGACGCGGGCGCCTCGCCGTCGGCTGTGACTTCAACGTGCGCGCGATGCAGTGGATCATCGCCGAGATCGACGACGAGCGCCGCGTTGCCCACGTCGTGGGTGAAGTGATCAAAGACGGCGGGACGACGACAGACGAGCACGCCGAGCGCGTGGCCGCGTGGATCGGGCGCTACATGGAGCGCACGCGCGGGCGGCGGTACTCGCGCGACGAAATCGCCAAGATGAAGATCAGCGCCTACGTCGACGCATCAGGCACCGCGCTCAAGTCGACGTCGTCGCTGTCCGATGTCCACCTGCTGCTACAGGCGGGATTCCGCCCTGTGCATGGCAGCCGCAACCCGCCCGTGCGCGACCGCGTCAACACCCTGAACGTGCTCTTTCGTGACCGGCGGATCACCGTCGACGGCGACACCTGCCCGACCTTGGTCAAGGCGCTTGAAACGCAGGCCTACGACCGCAGTGGCGAGCCGGAGAAGAAGACCGGCGCGGCCGACGTGTCGCACATCGTCGACGCGCTCGGGTACCTGGCGCACTGGCAGTGGCCCGTCGACCGGCCGGGCGCGTCGTCGACGGTGCGTGCGTCGACCGCGCTCGACGAGTGGGGCGCCGTCGGCTGAGGTGGACGGTAAGTTTGGAAATTCCATGCTTACGGGCTGCGCTTACATAAGCGCCCCGGCGTGGTAGTGTGGGCGCATGATTCCCTTGACTTCCGCCGCTAGCGACGCCGTCATCGCACAGATCCGCAAGGACGCGGGGGTGTGGTCGCCCGACCAGCTGCGCGACCTGCTGACCGTCGGACGACGTCAGCGGCCGTCGGACTACGACAGCGTCATCAAGGGCCTCGCCATCCGGTACAGCGGCGACCAGCAGAGTGTGGTCAGGCAAGCCCTGCGCCGTGCGTATCCGCGCACGGGCGAGCGGATGCCGATCGATCCGGTCAATTGGCTGCGCTTCTTCGCAAGGCAGGACAGCGGGGTCTACACCACCCCGGCGCAGCGGTCCCTCGTCGACGATGATGGAGCACCACTGCCGGCGGACGACCCTCGGGCCGAGGAATTCGCCGACGCCCTCGACGAAATGGGCATCGACGTCATGCTGCCTGAGGTCGAGCGCCGCGCCGCGACGGGTGCGCGGGCTGCTGCGATCGTCGTCGGGTATCGACAGATCGCAGGCGAGGACGACGGGCGGATGGTCGCCCACGTCTATTGGCCCCACGACGTCGTGACCATCACGCACTCGTCTGCCCCCGACGACGTCAACGCACTTTGGTTCGTCGCGCTTCGACAGGCGACGGAGACGGGCGCGTCGGAGCAGTGGTGGGTGTGGTCGCGCGAATTCGTCGAGGACGAGATGGGCAACCTCGTCTCGTTCGGCGCGTGGTCGCATCGGCGCGTCAGCGAGGACGGGCACAAGGCGACGGCGTCGGAGGCATACGAGGGGCGCCTGCCCGTCGCCTTCCTGCGCACCGAGGCGCCGCAGGGCGGATTCTGGCCCGACCCCGATCGCGATGCCTCGGTCAACGTCGACACGCTGAACGTGGCGCGTTCCAATCGGCAGCACGTCGTCAATCTGCAAGCGCACGCACAGGCCGTCTATTCGGGCACCATGCGCGAGACGAGCGAGCTTGTCGGCGGCCCCGACGCCGTGCTGCACATCGCCTCGGGCGAGTCGCTGCAATACCTCACGCCGTCGGCAGACCATGCCGCGATCGAGGCAAGCGCCTCGCGCGACCTGTCGGAGCTTGGCGTCAGCCGCGGCAATAGCCCCGACGCCTACGCTGTCGAGCCTGGCGCCCCGCAGTCGGGCGTGTCGAGATTGATCGCGAACGCGCCGCACGACCAGCGCATCGCCGAGATGCGTCCGATCTTCCAGCGATTCGAGGAACAGCAACTCTTGCCGATCGTTCTCGACGTGCTCGCGCGGTTCGATCCCGATGCGCCCGCGTCATTCGATGGCGTCTATCCGTCGGTGACGTTGGGCACGGCCAAGGTGTTTGAGGACGACGCGGCGCGAACGCAGCGCACGCTTGACCTGCTGGCGGCCAAGGTCATCGACGAGGCCGATGCGCGGGTGATGTTGGGCCTGTCGGCGACGCGAGACGAGGCCGTTGCCTACCTCGGGCAGCGTGTCGCCGAGGCCCCGCCCGCCGTGCGTCTCGCTGGCGTGGGCGTCAGCGGCTCGCCTTTTACGTCGACGCGCGAAACCAGCGCGGGCGCGGCGGTCACTGAGGACGAGGAATGAGCGGCGCCGACGCGGCCGGGCCCATCGCCGATGCCGCGATCGGCGACTTGCGCGCACTCGCCGACGCGCTTGAGCGCGACATGCTGCGCGCCATGCTGCGGCTCAACACCGAATCGGGCGAGGACAGTCTTGTGCGCCGGCAGGGGCAGACGGCCGTTGCGGTCTATCGGCAGGTCGAGGACAGGTTGCGTCTCGCAGGCGATGACGTGGCGCAACGTGCAGGCGCACGCGCTGTCGAGGCCGTCGCCGCGGTGGCGGGTGTGCCCCCTGCGTCGCTGCCGCTAAGTGTGCGCGAAGAACTCGACATGATCGTCAACGGGCAAACCGACGACGTCGCCGCGATTTTCAACGAGGCTGCGGGCGTCATCCGCCAAGGGATCGCGCGCGGCATCGCCTCGGGCGGCAGCCTTGGCGACGTCGTCGCCGACGTGGCGGATCTGCTGGATACGACGTGGCGGCGCGCGCAGGCTGCCGTTGACGCCGCGGTGATGGCCGCGGGCCGTCGCGCGGTCATGGCGGCCGCCGCTGAGATCGGTCATGAATTCGATCTGGTCTATGTCTATGTCGGACCCAAGGATGGGAAGAATCGGCCCTTCTGCGCGAAGTGGGTAGGCAAGGCGGCAACGGAGCCCGCGCGCCTGGACAACGAGCAGGGCCTACCCGTCGACGACTTCTGCGGAGGCTACAATTGCAGGCATTCATGGGCGCCCACGCTCGTCGAGGAAGCCTTGCGCGAGGGCTATCGCATCTACGATACGTCCGCAGGCGGCGACGGTGTCGACGTCACTGAAAGCCTGCGCCAACAAGCCGAGGTGGAATGATGGGCATCAAAGTCACCCGCCGCGGGCAGCAACTCACCTTCAGCGGTGAGCGCATCGCAAAGACAATCGCCGGCCTTGTGCCCGGCATGATTCTGGAGCGGACGAACAAGGGCATTGATGCCAACGGGCAGCAATTCGCGCCTTACAGCAAGCGACACCTGCAATTCCTGCGGCGCGGCGGCGAGGATACGAAGGTTGACCTTCGCCTGTCGGGCGGGCTTATGAATTCGATCAAGGCACGCAGCATTGAGATCCTAAAGGAATCCGTGCGTGTCGTCGTGGCTCCCGATGCCGGCACGTCGCCGGTGTGGGCGCCGAAAGCCGGCGGGGAAAAGCGGTATGCGCGAGCCGAGCGCAAATTCAAGCGGCTGTCTGACGCGGGCGATTACTCCACACACGTCGCCGGGCGGCAGATGTCACGCGCCTACCGGATGCAGCGCACGGGCAAGCAATCGCCGCCGCACAACGTCGTCGGGTACTGGCTGCACCACGGCACGCCGACGATGAAGGCGCGGCCGTTTATGGGGCTCACCGACGAGCAGTGGCGCACACTGCGGGCGGCAATCGCCAAGGTGATGTGGAAGTGACGTCGTGCGTTGCGCTTACATAACCAGTCAAGTAGGATCGATGACATGACGACCACCACCGCCCCCGAGGGCGCGCCTTCCGCACCCGCGCCGGCCGATGCCGGCACCAACGCCGCGCCGGCCGACGCCGTCGAGGACCTTGCCGCACTCCGCGCCGCTGCCGCCGAATTGGCCGCGCTGAAGGCCGAGGGCGCCGCCGCGCGCAAGGCCGATAGGGACGCGCGCAAGCGTGCGCAGGAGGAGGCAGAGAAGGCCGGCGAGCTCGCCAAGGCCCTCGACGCGGCGAAGTCTCGCCTCGCCGAGCTCGAGGCCGTCGAGCCCCTGGCGCAGCGGTGGCGTGCGCACGAGGAGAGCGAGGCCAAGCGCCTGGACGCCGAGGCCGCCGCGCTGCCCGAGGCCGTGCGTGCGCTGTACGCCGACGCGCAAGGGATCGACGCGAAATCGAAGGTCCTTGCCGCTTTTCGCGCCGCGGGTGCGCCACCCGCGGCGACAAAGACTGTGGGCACTGCTCCTGCGATCGGTGCGCCGCCATCCGTGACCGCCGTTGACGTCGAGGCGGCCCTTGCCGATCCGACGGGCAAGAAGCTCGCCGAGATCAAGGCCCGCGACCCCGGCGCCGTCGCTCAATTCTTTTCTTCGCTGCTCGGCAAGCGTGCTGGCAGCAATTCCCTTGGCGTCGGGCGGTTCTCTGCCCGCCCGACCAAGGCGCCCAACGCATAAGCGCCACGAGCGCCTGAGAGGACCACACCATGGCACAGACCACTTCCACCACCGTCGCCAATTGGCTGCTTACCGAGGTCATGTCGCAGATTGCGCTTGACCCCCTCCGCGGCAAGTACGCGCTGCTGCCCTTCTTGAACATGGCCGACATCTCGGGCCGCGCGACGAAGAACCGCAAGATCCGTAAGAAGAATGCGATCGCCGCCGCTGTCGACGACAGCGAGGGCGTCGACTTCACCGCGTCCGCTGTCGCGCTCGGTGTCGCCAGCAACGTCACGATCACGCCCACCACCAAGGTGCAGGGCGTCGAGTTGACCACCGATGCGATCGAGCTCGCCCTGCCGGGCGTTGCGCGTTCGCAGGTCGTCGCCGCCATCCAGTCCGGCAGCCCCGCGGCCCTGCCGCTCGTGCGCGACGCGATGACGGAAATCCTCGAGGCGCACTACCTCCGCGCCGAGACGGACGCCCTGGCGCTGTTCTCGGGCCTGTCGGAGTCGGCGTCGTCCAGCGGTGCCAACCCCACCGCCGCGCCGCTGAGTTTCGCCACGCTGCTTGAAGCGATGCTCAAGCTGCTCGACAACAACCCGGCGAGCGAGGACCTGGTCTTCGTCCTCGACGAGGTTGGCGTCGCCGACCTGCGCACGCTGGCGGCCTCTGGTGCTGGCGCGGCCCTGTCGTCGATCTTCACTGGCGGCGGCGCGGGTGACCTCGCGTTCTTCAACCACCGCCCCGACGTGTCGCGCAACGGGTTCCGCGGTTCGTTCGCCGGGATTCCGATCTACGCGGCGAACAAGGCGATCATGGCCACGGCGAACACCGGCGCCGCCGACCGCGTCGGTGCCCTGATTGTCGCTGGCCGCGGCGAGACTGGCGCTCCGGGCAGCGTGCGCGGCTTCGCCGAGCTGACCGAGCGGTACGAGCCCTCGCTCGGCTTCGAATACGATCTGGGCAAGGATTCGCTCCTCGCCGTGGGTCGTTGGTGCTGGGCTGTTGCCGAGCACACCGACGAGCACGGGGTCAAGATCATCTACGATAAGACCTGAGATTGACGACGAGGAAGGGGGCCACCCGGCCCCCTTCCTCTTTCCCTCCTACGAGGCGCACGACCGATGAAGCGAACGATCCGACTGAAAAGCATCAAGGACACCCACCTCGTCGACTTCGTCGACGGCGGCATCGACCGCGAGGGCGAGCCCACATCGCAGCGTCAGGCATTGACGCGCGTACTGGGAAAGCGCGTGACCGCAACGGTCGACGGGAAGGAGCACGTCCTTCCGGTGTTCCTCGTCGTCGACGTGGGCGAGTGGCGCCTGGCGCATAACGAGCGTCTGCCGATGGGCGACGAATTCATCGCCTACGACCAAGATGTCGTCCGGCGCGAGCATCCCGAGCGGCTGCTTTCCGTTTGGGAGAAGGCCCGCGCACAATTCCTCTCTGCCTCGTCCGAGCGGCGGCGGTATGCTGAACAGCAGGCCGAGCAGGCGCAGTCGCAGGACGTGGCGAAGGTCATTTCCCAGATGGTCCGCACCATCTCGACGCAGACTGCGGCGCCGGCCATGCGGAAGGGAGGCCCGAATGTCTGACGTCAAGCGATCCACCGTCGAGAAGGCGGCCGAGCAGTTGAAGAAGTCCAATCCTTCGATGTCGTCGGAGAAGGCGCACAAGATTGCCCGCGAGGGCGCCGAAAAGATCAACCGCGAGCGGCGCTCGCAGGAGAAGTGACCCGTGGCTATTCGCATCGCTGACAGCGTCCGCACCAACCGCGTTGACCAGATCCGCGCCGCCATCGACGCCGGTGCCGGCGCTGGCCTGGTCCGCATCTACAGCGGCAGCAAGCCGGCCAAGGGTGGCGTGCCCTCGGGCTCGCTGCTCGCCGAAATCACCCTCGCCGACCCGTGCGGCACGTCGACGACCGGCGTTTTGACGTTCTCGTCGATGCCGCGCACCGACGCGAGCGCGAACAACACCGGAACCGCGGCGTTCTTCTATCTCGTCGACAGCACTGGCGCGTTCGTCTGCGATGGCGACATCGCCACGTCGGGCAGCGACCTCAACCTGACGACGACGTCGATCACGGCGGGCCAGCCTGTTGAGATTACCTCGTTCACGATCACCGACGGCAACAATTGATGTCGCAGGCTGTCGATCCGTCGCAAAACCTCGGGCACGCAGCGTGGTCGCCTGTGGCGGCCCCTGCGGGCGAGGATGGGGCCACGCACGTCTTTTGGGCGTGCGACGCCTGCGGGGCCATCGTGGGCTTCTGGCGCCCCGGTCACGGGAGCGAGCCCACATCCACCGAGGACGAACCGCCAACCGATGTCGGGGCGTATGCTGGCCGAGTCTGCGGAACCTGAGGAACCAATGGCGAACATCGTCAAGACCCGCAGCACGAACGCAAGCAAGCTGGAACGCTGGCTGGGCAAAGAGCAAGTCGAGGGCATTTCGTCGTCGATGCGCGGATGGTACGGGAAGCGTCCGATCCTTATCGGCGGCGTGCCCGGCGCGGGCGGCGTGTGGTGCGGCCGCGGCGGCGACTTCGTGGGCAAGATCGATGGCGGCGACTTCGTCGGCCTCGCTGAACGCTGCGTCGAGCGCGTCGATCACGCCGTCGCCAAGATCGCCGGGCGTCATCGGATGCACGGGTTCTCGTCGCTGTCGGACCTCATCAACGAGGTGTCGAACTTCGGCAAGCGCAGGGACTTCACGTTCAACAAAGCAGGCACGACTGCCGTCGTTGGCGGAACCAATTCGCTGTGGCGCGTCGGCGCCTATCCGGCAGCGGCGAACGCGGCGAGCAACGCGCCCGGCGGCAACGTGCCCACCGACGCGACGCAGGGCGCGTTCTTCTTCGTCAATCCGACCTCGCCGGACACGCAGCATTTCGTCCGCGCCGACGTGATGTCATCGGTCGCGCCGCGAAATCTGCTGCTGTACGATCGCATTTTCGAGGTGAACAAGACGATGTCGTCGACGACGACGGAGGCCGTTAGCGGCACGCCGACGCGCTACCAGAACACCGCCGACGACCAGCCCGATTCCGCCGATGGCAACTTCCTTGGCATCGAGATTCAAGCGGCGCTCGGAGCTACGGCGCACAACTGGACCGTCTGCACCTACACCGATCACAACGGCAACGCGGCAACGCTGCCGTCGGTGACGGGCAACGCGAGCGGCATCGTCAACCGCCTCGATCACCCGCTCAATCAATGGTTCTGCCCGCTGGCGACGGGTGACAACGGGATTCGCACGTTGACGCAGATGCAGTGTTCGGCATCGGTGACGGGAACGGTCGCGTTCTTCATCGGGCACCCGATCGCGTGGCTGCCGTGCGTCGTGGCGAACATGATCACGATCGTCGACGGCATCAACACGGCTTTCAATCTGACGCGCATCTTCGACGACGCTGCGCTTTCGTTCCTCGACGTCAACTGCGCGGCGACGACCGCGCCCACGTTCAACGGGATGTTCGCCACGGCGTCGGGCTGAATAGACGATAGGGGGTCGCTGCCGTGCATAAAATTTCCGGCAACGGCCTCGTCGTCCAATCGTGGGCGCAGACGCAGTGGGCGCCCACGCTCACTGCGCACGATCCCGACCCGCCGATCACGCTGGAAGATCCGCTCGGTGCCACAGGCACCGCGGCGATCACCCTCGCCACGGTCGTCTCGGCGGCTTCTGGCTCGCCGGTCGTCACGTCCTCGGGTGCGCCCACGCTGGCCACCGTCGTATCGGCTGGCGCAGGTTCGCCAAAGGTCACATCCTCGGGCTCGCCCACCCTCGACAGCGTCACCGTAGCGGGCGCAGGCGGGCCGCTGGCGGCCATCACGGGCACCGCGGCGGTCACCCTCGCCACGGTCGTCTCGGCGGCTTCTGGCTCGCCACGGGTCAATGGCAGCGGCGTCCCCACGCTGGCCACCGTGGTCAGCGCCGCCGCAGGGTCGCCGCGCATCGTCGGCACTGCCGCGCCCACGCTGGCCACGGTCACGAGCGCGGCCGCCGGCAGCCCGAGGATCGTCAGCACCGCGGCGATCACGCTGGCCACGGTCACGTCATCGGCGACGGGTAGCCCGCGCGTCACGTCCTCGGGTGCCGTCACCCTGGCATCCGTGGTGGTGGCGGCCGACGGCAACGTGGGCGCCGCAGCCCCCACGGGCACCGCCGCGATCGTCCTCGCCGACGTCGTCGCCGCAGCCGTCGGCACGCCGATCGTGGTCGGCAGCGTGGCCGCGACGCTGGGTGATGCCACGTCCTCGGCAGCGGGCACACCTGTCGTCAGCGGCACGCTGGTCCGCACCCTCGACACGGTCGCCATCGCCGCGGCGGGCGGGCAGAAGATCACGGGCGCCGCCGCGCCCACGCTGGCGTCGGTCACGGTCGCCGCCTCGGGTATCGTCGCCACCTACGCCAGCGGGGCGCCCACGTTGGCGGACGTCATCCCGCAGGGCATCGGCAGCGCGGTTGAGGCAGCGTCGGGCGCCGTCGTCCTCGACGACACGGTGGCGCTCGGCGCGGGTCAGACGATCTACCCGGTGGGCGCCGCCACCATCGCCCTCGCCGATGCACTGGCCGCAGCGACGGGCACCGTGCGCACGCTCGGCACGGCGTCGATTGTCCTTGGTGGCGTCGTCAGCGATGGCGCCGTCGAGGTAGTGCGCGAGCAGAAATACCGGCGCACCAAGTCTCTCTTGGTGACGGTCGCCAACCGCTACCGATAGGGCTGCACAGCGCATCCGGGCGTGCTATGCTGTGCGCATCCCGCTTCGGCGGCGTCTCCCTTGGCATCCACCAAGGCGCTTACGCAGACCGTTTCGGGGGCTCGCAAATGGAGCAGATCGCCGCCGCTGTGCTGTCCGCTGTCGCTGGCGCTGCCGCCGCGTGGGCGACGACGCAAAGCAGGATCAAGCGGCTGGAAGAAGTCTCTGCCGAATTGAAGGCCGACAAGGCAAGTAAGGAATCCCTCGACGCTGTGCGCACCGCTGTCGACCGCTTGCGGGAGGACCTCGACAAGCGGTTCGACCGTCTCGAGGACGCCATCCGGAACATCAAGGGGAAGCCATGATCGAGAAGATGATTGAGGACGTCGCCACGCCCAACGCGCTCGTTAACATCGTTGCCGTGCTGCTGGCACTGTTCGCGCGTGACATCGTCGTCGGCGCACTGCGAGCCATCGCAAAGCGCGTGAAAGAGGACCGCGACTCGTCCAACGATTGGATTGCGGACGCTGCCCTGGTGATCGTCGGCGCCGTCGAGAAGGTGCGCGTCCCGGGCCGCAAGTGAGCACCCCGCGCTACAAGCAAGCCGACCAGCGGTGGTCGCAGGCGACGTTGGGCTTTGGCCCGTCGACGATCGGCCGATCGGGCTGCCTGCTGGTCTGTCTCTGCGAGGCGGCCCGCGTGCTGCGCGGCGTGGAGATGCCGCCGCCGCTGCTCAACTCGGCAGGCATCGACCGCAAAGCGTTTTTGCACAGCATGGCGATCACCGCGCAACTCGGCGGCCTCGCTGGCCTCGTCGTCAGCGAGAAGATCACGGGCGATGCCTCGCAACTTCGCGGCGCGATCGGCGAGGCGTTCCGCGGGGGCGGCTTGACCATCGCGCACGTTGACCACACTGGCGACGTGTTCGGCGACCATTTCGTGCTGCTGCTGGGCGAGGGCCATGACGCCAGCGGCAACAAGCGAATCACCTACGCAGACCCGGCGACGGGGCGCGAGGCCGAGCTAGACGCGGTCAACCTGTGCGGCATCACCGTCTGGGGCACGCGCCCAAAGCAGTACCGCGTCATCAGCGTGCGCACGGTGACAGCCGCTACCTGACGACGGGGGCGACGTGACCAAGCCAAAGAAGAAGCACAAGACGCGCGAGGACGTCGAGCACATCCTAGTGTGCTCGGACGTCCACGTCCCCTACCATGACCCGTTCGCCTGGCGTGCGTTCCTCGCACGCCTCGACGACGTGCGGCCCGATCGGCTGGTCATCAATGGCGATTTCGCTGACTTCCTTTCCGTCTCGCTGCACGAGGACGGACAGCCAGCGCCCGAATTCGCTGCCGAGGTCGAGGCCGTGAAAAACGAACTCGCGCGGCTGCGGGCGTCGATGGGACAGCGCCCCATCCACTACGTCGAGGGCAACCACGAGCACCGATACGTCAGGTACGTCGCCAAAAGGGCGCCAGTGCTGCGCGGGCGCGAGACGTGGCAATCGGCCCTCGGCCTCGTCGACCTCGGCATCACGTCGACGTCATACGGCAAGGTCCACAAAATCGGACATCTTGGATTCACCCACGGGGTGTACGCGGGCGACGCCTACGCGAAGCAGCACCTCCTGCGGTACGGGATGTCCCTCGTTATCGGGCACTGCCACCGCGCACAGATCCACACGATGCCCGTCGCTGGCGCCGATGGCTCGCAGCACGTCCGCGGAGGCTTCGGGATTCCTTGCCTCGCCCCCGTCGACGAGGCGCCCTATCTGAAAGGCCCGACCGGATGGACGCAGGGGCATGGAGAATTCTGGGTCGAGCGCGAGTCTGGGCGTTTTACCGCCGACGTCGTCATCTACACCGGGCAACGCTTCTGGCGGGACGGCAAGTGCTACGACGGGAGGGCGTGATGGACCTGCTGGACCTGATCGTGATCATTGTCGAATGCGTCGCCATCGGATTCGGGATGGAGGTCGGCGCGTTCGTCGCAAAATCGCTTGCCGTTCGCCTGCTGAATTCGTCCGCGGTGGCGCATGATGCCGAGGACGAGGCCGAGGAAGAAGCCGAGGAAGAAGAAGAAAAGACCAAGCGACGACGACGAGGCAAGGCCAGCCGCGGGCAGGGGGGTCCGTCGACATCGGCCGCCGTGCGTGTTATTTAAGTGGCTATGCTGCGCGTCCTCCTTGGGTCGACCGAGACGATCACGACCTATCCGCGCCTCGCGGCCGATGGCGTGCTGACGTCGCACGTCGCTACGTCGGCGACGGCGCGACGTATCGGCACGGGGTCCAGCGACGCGGCAGACGCCTACGTCGCGGCGACCATCGACCCGCTGTCGGCGACGACGCAGGGCGCCCATCAAGAGGGCGACGATTCGATCACCATGCAGGCCGCGCAGACGTGGGTAGCAGGCCGGCGGTACCTGATCACGGACGCCACCGCCGGACGGGAGATCGTCGTCGTCGCGTCGAAGTCTGGCCTATCCACTGAGCTGTGGCTGGCCGAGCCTCTGGTCAGCGACGTCGGGAACAACAGCACCGTGCGCGGGATTGCCGTGTCAGTGGCGCTCACGGCGCAGCAGACGTCGCTGGCGGGTGCTGGCTATGTCCTTTTCCGCTCCACGATCGACGGCGTCACGCGAGAGTGGGAGGAGCCCTTCCGCGTCGTCCGGCGCATCACCTCGGTCGCGCTCACGCCCACGCATTTGACGCAGGCCTATCCCGTCGTGCGCAAGCTGGCGTCGGCGACCGATACGACGCTCGAAGAAGCGATCAACGCAGCTTGGCACCATCTCGTCACGCCTGCGCTCGCCGCGCGTGGCGTGCTCGACGAGGACATCATGACCGACGACGTGGTGGAGCCGATGCACGCCGCGGCGTGCGTGCTGCACCTCGCGCGGCAGTGGCCGCAGGCATCGTCCGAGTACGTTGCGCGTCTTGAACAGACCTACGAGCAGATCAAGGCGACGACGTGGGACCGGATCGATTTCCTGACGGCGTCGCAAAACGACGTCACGCCTGACGCGCCCATGCCTGGATCGCAGGGCCCGCGCTACGTCGGGATCACGCGATGAGCTGGGCCGCCGTGCGCCCTATCCTCGTCGGCATCGTCGCCGGTGTCGCGCCCATCGTGCGCAAGCAAGGGCTGCCGTCGAAATTCAAGCACGACGACAACGGCAGCGAGGGCGAGCCCATCGGCGACAGCCGGCGCTTCTGGCTGTCGGCGAAGTCGGGCAACGCGATCGGCCACGTCCAGCCGACGGCGACGCGCTACCGCACCTCCGTCGACGTCGTCGTCGAGTATGTGATGGACGCCGACAGCGCGACGATGGACACCGCAATCGTCGAGGACGCGGTGGAGATCATCCGGGCGCTCGCCACGTCGACGAATTGGGGTCGACCCGCATCAACGATCGTCGCTGTCTCGCCGGCCGGGGACAGCCTTGGGCCCTTCGTCGTCGAGGACGTCGACGGGGGCAAGCGGCTGCGCATCACCCTTGACGTGGAGTTCACGCGATGACCGACATCCTCCGACTGCAGACCCTGCGCTATGCGCTGCACGCTGACGCGATCACCTTTGCCGGCACGCCTGGCACGCTGGTCCCGCTTCAGCTTACCGACGACGGCGCGTCGTTCCTCCCGCGCAATCGGACGCCCATTGATCGCAACCTGCGGTCGCTGTCGGGCCGCCGATTCCCGCACGTCCGCGGTGCGCAGGACGTCGCTGACATCACGGTGGCGACCGAATTCAAGGGCGTGAATTCAAACACGGGCGCGGCTGTCACCGATTGGGAAGCGAAGATGGAGCAGGGCTACCTGCTCGCCTCGCTGTTCGGCGCGGTGGCGCCCGCGACGACGGGCGCGGCCCCGACCATCGCCGCTGCTGGTCACACGCCCGCGTCGGGGCTCCTGGCGTTCACCTCCGCCGCGAACGTGCAGAACGGCGCCGTAATTGGATTCGCCACCTCCTCGGGCTTTCAGGTTGGGCGCGTGGCTTCGGGCGGCGGCGCGTCGACGACGACTGTCACGCTGGACCACCCCTACAGCGGCACGCCGACGAATGCCGCGACGGTGTTCCGGTTCGCTGTCTATTCGGTCAGCGACAGCGTGACGCAGCACGTCCACGGGTTCTTCTCGGCCGAGGGCGACAACTGGCGCCGCGATTACTTCGGCTGTGCCCCCATGTCGATGGACCTTGCGATCCCCAACACGGGGATCCTCGGCATGTCGTCGGTGTTCTCGCCGACGTCCTTTGCCGACGTGGCCGAGGCGAACCCGGCCTACGCCGACCCGACGGCGGGCAGCCCGATCGTGTCCGACGGTGGGATCTTCCGCCTCGACGGAGCCGAATTCCTGCTGCGCAATTGCTCGATCACCTACAACTGCGCGACGGCTGTGCGCGAGACGGCGAGCCGCGCGAACGGCCGCCTGGGCGGTGTCTGCGGCACCGGCGACGGAAAATCGTTCATGGTCGAAGGCGAGCTCTACCTTGGCGCCTCGGCGGGCGCGACGGCGCTGGCCGAACTCGTCGACAGCAGCGGCACGCCGTCGATCAATCAGCTCCTCGGCGACAGCGACAGCGCGGGTGACGTGTCGACGGTGCGCGAAGTGGCGTTGCAGGTCGGCACCGAGGCCGGGGCTTGCGTGTATGCGCTGCTGCCCACCGCGGATTTTCGCGCGTCGGTACAGGCCGGCGGCGCGTTCCCCGTCGTGCGTTTTCAGGCGATGGGCACGGGGGCGTTGCCTGCGGTGCTGGCCGTCGGGTAGCGTCGGCGGATGCCAGCCATCCTCATCTATCCCGGACAGCAGGGCGACCCAGTCGCCCTGCTGTCCGTTTTGCGCGAGGCCCATGAGGCCGCGCGTGCCGCACGCCAGACCGAGATCGACGCACGCCGCAAGGCCCGCGTCCCCCTCGACGACGCGACCAACTGGCAGGAGGTCGCCGAGGCGGTGGCCCGTGCCAGCCTCGCCCACGGCGAACGTGACAGCGGCAAGGTCGCTGCGGCTGCGCGTGACCTGCTGGCGCACACCGACGGCAACGCGCTGGAGCCGCTGGGCGAGTACCAGCCCGACCCCGACCTCGACGGGATCGTGGTGACGATGCGGATCGTCGACGACGCCACCCGTCGCCTGTGGTCCGCGCAGACGCAAGCGGCGTGGATTGCGATCCGCAACAGCATCAAGTCGGACGACGTCGTGGCCCGCCGCGACGCCTACTCCCGTCTCGAGGCCGTGTATGAAACGGTCATCGTAGGCGTCGTGGCGAAGCTAGACGGGCTGGAGGGCATGAAGGCTACCGTGGCCGAGTCCATGCCCGCCCTGCGCCTCGCTGGGCTTCTGGTGCCGCTACACGTCGCCGCTCGACATTTCCTCGAGCTTCCCCCGGGAAAAGCACTGCGCTGTGGGCAGCAACCGCCGTCGACCTGAGCGAATTTGACTGCTCGCGCTGCCCTGGGGCGCGGCGGCAGGCGTTCGGGTGCCACGGTGGGGCGTCCATGTCCTTCTTCGCCGCCACCGAGCACGAGACGCGGACCTGTCCACGGCGCCATCTGCTCAATCACCCCGACGTGACGGGGCCGCTGTCCCTGTGGCGGGCCTGCGAAGGCAGGCCGGGGATCGAGGCCCTGCGCGTGCTGTCGACGCACGCTGTCGATGCTTTTGCCGTCATCGACCGCGGGCGAAGTGCTAAGATGGCCGACGACGCACGGCAGGCCGAGGCGGCGCGAAGCAGCGCCACGGCGGCCCCACCGCGGAGGCGATGATGGCGGGCCAGACGATCGAGACAGTCATCACCGTCGACGCGAACCAAGCAATCGCCGAGCTTGCCAAATTCGATCATGAGACAAAGGCGGCCGAAAAGGCCCTGCGCGACGCTGACGCTGCGACAAAGGCGTTTGAGAAGACGCAGCGCGAAGCCGTCGCCGCAGTCACTGCGATCGACACGCGGGTCGAGAAATATCAGCGCGACATCGTGGCGCTGGCGACTGCCATGGCTTCCGGCACGGGCAACACCAAGGCCTACGAAGCCGAAATGCGGCAACTAAACGCCGAGCTTGATCGGCTGAACGGCAAGACACGCACGCTGAAACCTTCCATCGCTTCGGTTGCGACCGAAATGCGGAAGGTAGAAAGCTCGGGCAATCAAGCTGCGCTGAAATTAATGACCCTGTCGCAAGCGGCAGACGATGCGCAGTATGGGCTTCGCGGCATGTTGAACAACATCCCGCAAGTCGTGCAGGCGTTCGGCGGCGGCATGGGCCTCGCTGGCGGCATCAGCATCGCCGCCACCGCGCTTTTTCAGGTCTATGACCGCTTCATCGACGTCGGCGATGCCGCCAAGACAGGGACGGAAACTGCCGGGTCATACGTCGACGATCTGCGCAAAGAGATTTCCGACCTGTCGAAAGAACTGACGGACTTACAAGGCACCGCGACGCGCGTTGCGATGGAGGAGCAGGGCAAGCGCATCGAGATCGCGGCCAAGGAAGCGCAGGCGATGATCGACGCCGTCGGCGGGCGGGCGCGCCTTGGCGTGCTGGAAGCAGCGACGAAGGGCGGGGCGCAGATGGAGAATCTGCAATCACGCGCTGAATACATGGCCCGGGACATCGTGTACCGGACGCGAAATCCATTCGTCTCGCCTGAGATGCTGAAGCAAGCGATCGACGCCCGCGAAAAGCTCGATCTTGAAATGGCCAAGATGGCTGCGATGGCCCGCATCGAGCAGGAGAAGGAAGATCAAAAGAGGATCGATCAAGCTGTCGACGCTGCGAACGCCATCACCGAGGCCGAGGCCAAGGGAAGCAAGCAGCGGATCGACAACGCCAAGAAGGAGGCGGACGCCAAGTTTGCCATCTTCGTCTCCAGCATGGAGGAGGAGGAGCGGCAGCTAAAGGAAGTAGCCAAGATGCGCCGCGAGGCGGCCGCGGAGCGAGAGAAGCTGGAATTGGAGCGCATGTCCCTGTCCCTGTCCGGCGGTTTCGTCAACAACGAAATCCGCGGCGCTGGCGCAGGCACGCAGGGTGCGGCCGCGACTACCGAGATGCAAGCGATGGCCGTCGAGGCGGCCAAGAATGCCGCTATGGCCGAGGATTGGTCGTTGGCGTGGATCAAGGCTGGCCGCGATGTCGCCGATTCGTTCGGCGACCTGCAATCGGTGGCGACCGGCACGCTGTCCACGCTGACGGCAGGGACGCAGCAATACCTCGACGACGTGATCACCGGACAGGAAAACGCTGAGGCGGCGCTTGCGACGATGCTTATGCGCACCGCTGGGCAAGCCTTGATCGGCAGCGGCATCGACCTCGGCGGCCGCGCTGTGGTGTCTGCTTTCACTGGTCTGCAACCACTGGCAGCGGCGCAGGGCGCAGCAGCGGCGGGCCTGATTGCGTCTGGTGTCGCGCTGGGCGGCACGGCGACGGGCATCGAGCACATGGCGGCCGGCGGCCAGATCGGCAGGCCGCTGCCAGACAAGTCCGCCACCGACCGAGGCGCGTCCCCACGCTCGTCCCGCGGCGGCGGAGACGGTGGGCCCCTCGTGATTAATATCAGCTATGGTGTCGGCGGGCCGCTGCCCGAGGACACCGCACGCGAAATCGCCCGCGTCCAGCGCACGGGTAATCGGAGGTCCGGAGCATGACCTATCCTGTCCTCCTGCCCGCGATCGTCCTGACGAGCGCGAACAATTCGATCCGATTCAGCGAAGGTGTCACGACGGCGACAGCGGTCATCCCGGCCGGGACCTACTACTTGCGCGGCAACTACACGAGCAACCTTATTTGGCCATCGGAGGATTTTTCCGTATGGACGACGGCTGCCACGGTGGGCGCGGTGCCTGGATACGGCGTCGCGCCAAATGGCGCGTCGTCGTTCATGATCTACAAGATCACTGCCGCGACGTCGCAATTCATCACGCGGGCAATTACGTCGATTTCCGCCACGTCCACAGTGTCGGCGTTCGTCCGCAAGGCGACAGCGAACCTCACCGACCTCAATTTGTACGACGTGACGGCCAACGTCGATCGGCATCTCGTGCGAATCGCGTGGTCGTCCACCGGTGTCCCGACGCTGTCGACGGTGTCGGGGAGCGGGACGCTGTTCCCGCCGCAGATTTGCGGGAACGGCTGGTGGCGGATCGCGTTTAGCGTGACGGGCATTGTGACGGGCAACAGCAATTCGCTGTTCCTTTACCCCGCCAGCACCGGACCAGCCGAGGGCAGCGTCGAGGCGTGGGGCGTGCAGGTCGAAACCGGCGCAGCCGCGCGCGACTACGTCAGGACGACGACGGCGTCCGCCGTCGGCCCATCCGATGACTTTTGCCTTGCGCTAAAACAGGCCATGGAGTCGGCCACGGCGTCGACGAACATCTATGACATCGACGTCACGCGCAGCATTTCCCCCTCTGCGCCGCACACGATACTGACCATCACCCGAAACGCAGGATTCGGATCGGATGCTTTCGGGATTCAGTGGCCCAACGCACTGACGACGTTTGACGAACGTCTTATCGGATTCAGCGCAAACAGCAGCAGCGACTTCCCGCCCGGCGGCGCGCTCAAGACGTCGACGCAGGCGTGTGCGGCATCGTGGGTTAGCAACGACATCCCGCGCGAAATCGAGCCCGTCAGCGAGCGCGTCGTTTCCGTCCCCCGCGCAGCCTCGGGGCGCGTGCAAGGCGTGTCGCGCTCGGCGCGGATGCAGTCGTGGCGCATGGGCCTCGCCTTCGTCGACGAGCGGCGGATGCTGGTTGAGCGTGGCCTCACTGGCCCATGGGACACGTTAGAGGGGTTCCTTGAGCGATTCGGTGCTGGCGCCGCGTTTGATTTGCACCTTGCCGACATCGCCAGCGGCACCACGCTGGCGCCCCTGTCGCTCGCCACGCGCGTCGACGCCATGCACTTCGCCGAGGACACCCTGTCGGGCTTCGCGCCAACGCGCCTCGGCCCTGGTGTGCCGCTCTACTCGCTGGATATGCGCTTGCACGCTAAGGTGTGATTCGTGACGTTCTACTCGACGATCGCCAGCCCTGACCGCCACGTCGATCTTGTCCTCGCCCTGCGTGTCGAGGGCATCCCCGTGGCGTTCGTGGAGCGCACCGTCCCGTCCGCCGTGGCGACGGCCCTGACGGGCTACACGCAATTCGCGGGGCTCACCCGCGTCGACGAGGGGGAAGCGGTCCTCGACATGCAGGAGCGACGGGAAATGGCCGCCACGCTGGCGGTCGAGCTGCTCGACGACAGCACCCGCACGCTGGCCGCGCTTTTCGCGGTCAACCGACGTGCAGTCGCGTATGCCCGCACCGACAGGACCACGGCAGACACCACGATCACCTTCGATCCGACCGGGGTCGCCGCGTTGTCAACGGGGCAGGTCATCTACTCTGACCGAGAAACGATCACGCTCGGCACCGTGACGTCATCGCCAGCACAGGCGACGGGATGCACGCGCGGAGCATTCGGGTCAACAGCCGTCGCCATATATGGCGACACGGCGGGGTCCGCCGCCGACGGTGAGCCGTTTTACGTCGTGCCGCCCAATTGGACGGGACGCAGGGCGTACCTGTACGGGTACACGCTAGACGCTGCCGGTGGCGGGTTTGAGCAACTTCTAGGAACATGGATTATCGACGAGCCGCCGCGGCACAAGGGCGACGACACCTGGTCGCTGACGATGGCCAGCGTCGCGCAAGAATACTACGAGCGCACGGTGGGCTTCGGCTTGCGCACGGAGACGGTCAAGCCGACGTCGGGCTATCCGCTTTTCGGCACGTCGGGCGGGCGCGGCACGATTGAATTCCAACTGCACAGCGGCGGCGCGTCTGCTTTCCGGATGGGATCTAGTTATCCCACCTACGTCGTCGCGTCGTCGGAAGACGGCGAAAGGGCGTGCATCTTCGAATTGTCGTCGGTCAACACCGCCACCGATCGGATTGTCGTCTTTGGGTCCATTTCGGAATCGTTCTTCGGGACCCGTCTTTTCCCGTTCATCGCAAACTTTCGCCCCCTCGCCATTTTGCCAAGCCGGCGGGCGCCGCTTTACGCGCTGCGGTCAAGCGAGGGGCAGGCTGGCGGGTATGACGCGCTGCCCGGCCGGGCGGCGGTATCGCTGACGAATCCGGGCTGGCGTCTCGGTGCAGGCTTCCCGGCGGCGGACGTTGATGTCACGTCATGGGAGGCCATCGAGACGCCGGACCTGACGCTGATCATTGACGACCAGATGTCCGTCGCGGACCTGCTGCGGGAGTGGTGCCTGTTGTCCGACACGGCGACCCGTGTCGACTCGCAGGGCCGGTTGTCGGTGTTCTCCATCTCCACGCCGCGCTTCACGTCGACGACCACGCTGGATGCGTCCAGCGTCGTCCCCGACAGCCGCGTCGAGGTATTCGCCGACGAGGGCAGCATCTTCCCACTGGCCGAGGTGCAGGCCGGATATTCGCCGCTGACGCGCGAATTCGCTGTGCAGACATCGCTGGTCGACACGGTGGCGATCCGCCGATACGCGCGGGCCCCGCAGACGCTCGACCTTGAGCTCCGTTCCATCGGCGTTTCGGACGCGCCTGCGACGAACCTGGATGCCCCGCCATTCACCCATCCATCGACGGTCCCGCTGGCCATGCTGCCGACGCTGCTGGCCAACGTCCAGCGCGGCGACGGGGGGCTGGCGCGACGGCTGATCCGCCTGTCGCTGACCCTGCGTCACCTCGACCTGCGCATCGGCGACGCCGTCACCCTTACGGTGATGCCTGAGGCATTCTCCACCCTGCCCGACATGCAGGGCGGCACGCTGGAAGGCGTGCGGGCCCGCGTCGTCGCGCGGCGTCCCCGCTACGACGATGGCCGGGTCGACGTGCAACTGGTCATCCTTGACCCGCTGGTGGTCGTCTGCCCCGCGTGCGTCATCGACAGCATCGCGGGA